CGCTGTGTTCACAAAGATACCGTTCGAAGCCCTTGGAATAGATGCACTTAACTCCCCCGTAGAAGGCTTGTAGAGCAACTTAGCGTTCGAGGTATATAAGTTCTCAGCAGTACCCGTCGTAGCCCCTGCAAAGACCGGATATAAGGTGCTAGCGGTACTCGTATCGTTAGATAAGGCTGATCCACCAATCGACTTCCAAGCCGGAGAAGAACCGCTATAACCCTCAAACTGACTCGTTGTGGTGTTATAACGAATCATGCCTGTGGCAGGACTCCCCGGCTGTTCTCCAGTCGTACCCTTGCTAATCTGCAACGCCCCTGTGGACGTAAACGAGGAATCTGAACTCGCTGTCAGGACAGTAAACGCACCAGTAGTCGCTGTACTCGCACCAATCGTCGTAGCGTTAATCGCACCACCGTTAATAGTGGCAGTCGTAATCGTTAGTGCAGCAGCAGTATTTCCTGACTGTAACTTATCGTTATTCAGGTTTACAAAGTTGGCATCTACCTCTGCATGAGTTAGCGCACTACCTTTACCTGCCCGTGTGACGATAGTGGACATAATCTATTCCTTAAGCCAAAGTCACAGATAGATTCCCTGTAGAAATCTTAAAAATATCACCCGTCTCAATCACCTTCGACGTATCTAAGGCTGTGTGATACAGCAGATTTCCGCTAGTAGCAGCATCCAGAATACCAATCCAGCCTACCGTACCCCATGTACCTGTTGCCTGTGGGAACTCAACAGCACTAGAGTTAGTCGTAACCCCGTTACTAGGTGAGGCAAACGTCACAGAAGTACGAGCATAAGACCCACCAGAGACCTCTGTACCCGTGTCAGCGTCAGTCGGATCGCTAGTGTAAAGACCAACATAAACCGTCGTAGGACTCGTATAAGCTGTGTTTCGTAGAGTCGCGTTAATCAGCGCGTTCTCTAGGTAGTTTGACATCTCTGCCATGATTTACCTCACGTTATAAGACATAGACATAGGCTGACCGCTGTACTCACTCGACTGGTCAGACACATTGATAGCATTGATCGCTCGGTCGTATAAAGCAGACCATGTTTGCAAACGAGCATCATTCATCAGATACGGCTCTGCTTCACCTAGTGACGCATACAACAGCGCATCAGGATAGTTCGCTAGTAATACGTTACTTGCAACGCTGTCACTCAACAAAGGAGGCTTGGAGTAATACAACATTTGCAACGTATAGGCTGTATCTGGAATAGGAGCTACCTGCATCTCTAAGCCGAGAATCGTGTAGTCCACAGGTCTGCCACTCTCAGTCGTTCTGGCAGTCTCGTAGAAGCTGTTAGGAGCCTTGTAGCGCAACGTAAACACCGGAGTAGTGTTTAGATGTATGTCACGCATCTCTAAGAAGTCAGTCGGCAATCCAACCGTAGGATCACCGCCAATAGTTGACGTAGTAGCAACAGTCAACATCATCCGAGTACGAATATCTCGTCTCAGTCGTTCCTCAGCTAGTCGGATAAAGTCAGGAATGACTGCGGTTAGATCACTACGGGCTAAATAGTTAGCAACCGTAGTCTTTAAGTCCGAATAGCTGGCTAACGGCATATCATTCCTCTAATTGCTCAAAATCTTTCCATCCGTACTCATAGGTTCCTATGTGTCGAATGTGCATAGACAACTCATGGTCAACGTAGGTCGGGAATCCCTCTGATGCAGCCTTGACGCAGAAATAAACATCCTCGCCACAGACTCCATTCTTACCCCATCCAGCATCAAACCAAGGTCTGCCAGTCTTTTCAAATACCTCTTTGCGGATCAGTACAGCACCAAACCCAATCGCTGTAACTTCCTCAATACCCTCTTTACCACGACTATCGATGTTCTCCCATTTATGGACTAACGTATCACCGTCCATATACTTCGTCATCATCTTAGCCGTAGGTGTTACAGGCTTTCTTCTCGTAGTCGCATTAACGCCAACTATAGGCACTTCACGACTCAGCAGAATAGCAATGATGTCAGGAGGAAACCGCATATCGCTGTCCACAAAGAACAACGCATCACAACCCTCTTTCAACGCTACCTCTGCCAACTTCTCACGCTGGTCAAATATCAGCGTTCCCGGCATCGTATAAAGGCTTAAACCACCCTTACCATCCTTGCATCGGACAGACGCATCATGTGCAGCCATCTTCGCAAAGTCAAACGCAAACGCCGTGTGAACCTCATCCCTTGCAGGAACGCAAACACCAACTCTCATACTGTACCTCGATACGTTTTCCAGACAGCATTATCAGGATCATTCAGCCACTTGGCAAATCCAACGTCATCTACAATATGAAAGCCTCTCATAATCCCTTTCTGGTTCAGTACATCAATCACCGTAAAGGGTATTCTGGCTACATGGTGCAGTTCGTTTAGATGTCCAGTTCTAGCTTTATCGAAATCTAACTGAGCTTTGTTAGCCTCAACGATCTCGGTAACATCCTGCTTCGTCTCGATGACAATCCCACCGTCACCGTCCTCATATACTGTTTGAGTCCGTATCTGGTTACTCATAAATCCTTTCGTAGTTCCCCCTAGCCCGTAGGCTAGGAGGATTTGCTACTAATTACAGCGACATATCCAAGTCAGCGATAATGCCATGTGCTGCTTCGTTCTTAACTTCCAGAGTGACTTCAGCCAGCAACTGAGTATTCTCAGAGTCACCAGTCTTAGCCAGATCGTTAGTCTGGAACGGACGCAGATACGCCAGAGCAGCGTATTCTGGATCAAGTACCAGAGCATCACGATTTCTCATGAATCTTTGAGGTATGACCTGCATCGTGCCGAAGTCGCTCATATAGACATCAGCCGCGCCAATGATGGTAGTAGGGGTATTCGACGGAGCCATGTAACGCTGTGCAGCGATACCAGCAAACGACGAAACCTTCTGCTTACCAGCCGAACCAACCATCAGAATCTTAGGTGAACCACCCGATTCAAATACCTCTGCAATAACAGTTTTCAGCAGAGCTTCGGTGAAAGTACGCTGAGTACCGTCAGTACGAGTCGATACACCGATAGTCGCAGGATCAGCACCACCCGAACCAACGGACGAGTTAGTCTTGATCCATGACAGCAGCGAACCAAGCTTACGAGCAGTAGTCGATGTACCAGCCGAACGACCTTGGTTAGCCAGCAGGATGGTTTCCAGATCGCGCTTGATCTCAGCCGATGCCTTAGCAAGCTGATAAGCCTTTTCCGACTTACGACCTGCCTTGTTTACTGTGTCCAGAGTACCCGAAACCTGAACGGTCTTTTGGAGAATCTGAGTGTAGTTGCCAAGACGAACGGTAGGAGCCAGAGTAGCCGAAGTAGCGTCTGCACCTTCAATCGCTGCGTTAGCAGTAGTAGCAGCAGCTAGGCTGTCGGTCTGCCATTCATGGTAAACGGCAGTTGCTTTGGTCTTACCAACAGAACTCATAAAAGGAGTCTCAGTAGGCGAAATGTCATAGATGATGTCGGTCAAATCTTCCCGCTGACCAATAGCGGTATGTGCTGTAAATGTAGGCATGATAGTTCCTATAAGAATCGTTCAAATGCTCTTGCGGCATCAGCTACCCTTCCGGTTTGCTTTGCACGCGCCTTTAACTTATTCAGTTCTTCGTTACTGTCTCTGCTCTTTCCTACACCCGACTTCATAACTTTCGGGGCTTCGTTCACCTTCTTCGTGATGGCAGGTTTCGAGCTTTGCAACTTATCGTATTGCATCGCCTTGTATAACGCTAGAACTGCACGAGAGTCATAAACTCCCGCTAACTCTTGTTCAGAAAATCCTAGTTTGAGTCCAAACTCCCTGAGTTCCCGCTTCATCGCATCACCACGCTTCGGGTCAGCATACTCAGGAATAACCTCTGCCAGCTTACGAGCCTCAGCCTGTATCACAGACCCTAGCTGCTCCTGACGTTCCCTTTCCTGCTGCTCTGCAATTCGCTGTCGTTCGGCTTGAACTTGAGCTAACTGCTTCTCCCGTTGAGAGAGTTCTGCGACCTTAACGGCATAACCGATAGGATCGTTTTCCTTCAAATAGTCCAGATTCTCCGTCTCTGGCTGCTGGTTGAGCATCTGCTCGATAACCTGCAACCGTTCCGCATACTGGTCTCGTAGGTACTTGGCTTCTTCAATGCGCTGTCGTTCAGCCTCGACTACCTTACGTTCTTCAGCTACGGCTTGCGATTTCTTTGTATAGTCTGTGCCAAGTTGATAAGACTTGATAAGCTCATCAAGGGTTACCTCACGCTCTTCTCCGGCTGCTTTCACCCGGAACGTCTGAGGCTCCTCTTGCTCATCCTGCTCATCTTCTTGTTCTACCTCATCAGAATCGTCTGCTTGCGCTTCGTATTCCTCAGATTCGGCTTCGCTATCGTTGACCTCTGAGTTCAGTTCAGGTTGTTCCTGTTCGGAGCCTTCTTCTGATCCCATTAGACCCAAAATAGCGTCGGCTGCACCACCTACAGTCAACTCTGGACTACCGGATTCCGGTGTCGTTCCTTGAGTATCGCTCATCTTTTCTTTCCTAAATTATATCGGGAACCGCCCGAAACGGGTTACAAAATCTTTAACCGCTTCTCCTCAATTAGCTTGTCTGACGCTAACCCTTCGAGATACGTTTCAATCGACTCTATTGCCCTCAACTGACGATAAGCAGACTCTCTAACCTCTACCTGACCATAATCGCTAGTTGCAAACTTGGCAATCTCTTGCGACCGGAGTTCTTCCATCATTTGCTGAAAGTTCTCGTCCTTCAGGAGTATCTCAGCCCAGTATGCTTTACTCATTATTGCCCCAATAAGCCAACAGGCATACGCAGTTCAGTCGGTTCCGCAAATGGACTCTGACCGTTAGCCTGACGAGATTGAGCAAACATCATCGCCTTGTTGTAAATGTCCTCAGTAGGCTGACCACCTTGTAGCAGGTAATTAACTTCCTCTTGCGTTAGGGTAGGAACTAGCAACGGGAAACTCATACCCTGATCGTTAGTAGCCGAGATTTCAGTCGAGACACCTTCTGAGCTAGGCAACAGACCAAAATAACCCTTACCCTTCATCGATAACGGCTCACTAGGACTCTCAGCGTATCTAGCCCCATATGAGGCTATACCCTGCTGAATCATGTCATGTAGAAGTCCGTTCACGCTGTCAGATTCCCTAGCTCTTTAATCGCCTTCAGGACAATATCAGCCTGTTTAGCTCTCGTATCCTCGTCAGCCAAGTCCATCGCTAAGATAGCCTGTAACTGCTTAACCGCTAACTCAGCCTCACGAATCCTCATGTCAGCCTCTTGCTGTTGGGCTTTCATGCTCATTTCCATGCCCTTACGGGTAAACTCAGCCTCTAACGACTGACGCTCTAGGTCTAGCTTCGCAGCCTCAATCTGAGTCTTAGCTTCGGTCTTTTCACGCTCTACCTGAGCCAACATCTGAGCGACTTCAGCCTGTTGATCTGGTGCTGGTGGCTGTGGCTGAGATAACTGCTCGTTCAACTCAGGAGAAATCTCGTTAAGGAAAGCGTTAGCATCCTTGAAACCAGACGCTTCAATCATTCTCGCCAATGTATCTCGGTACTGAGCAACGCTAACCAGCGGATTACTTGCGCCAAACTGAGTCAGAATCTGCTCCTGTTTAGCCATAATCATCTGGAGCATAGCCAGTTTCTGCTCTCTATCGCCACTTCCAAGACCTACGTTAATGGCTACGTCGTACTGGTTAGTCCACGATCTAGGATCAAACGTCACAAACTTGCCACGCATACGGACAATCTTTGCCTGATCCTGATACTTGCCCAATAGGTGCAGAATCCCCTTAAACAGACTCTTAACGCCTGTCTCAGCAAAGATACGAGCAATCAACTCCAGCTTGCCAGAGTTCGACTTCATCATCGCAGCAATAGCCGTAGCGGAAACATTGTTCAGCACATCTGGATCAAGACCCTGTTGCTGGTCATTAACACCTGTCCGTTTAGCCTGAACCGAGTCCATGTACTCAAGCAATGGGAAAGCCTGAGCCGTTACAGCAGGAACCTCTACCGGCGTAATCGCACCAGCAGACTTCATACGGATCAATCCACCCGGAGTAGCGTTCAACGCATCATCCAGATTAACCTGACCCTCAACCACGCCTAGACGGGCATTGTTCGTCAGGTACAGGTTATCAAGCATCTGTCTCGTAACAGTAGACTTGATAAGCTGGATGTCCATAGTCCGGTCTGCCAACGACTGACCAAAGAACTTATGCGGGATCGGGATAGGACACAGACTGTGGAACGGAACTAGGTCACATTCCTCGTCATCGAGGATTTCGTTGCCAGAATAGGTAATCTTCCGTAGCTCGGCTATACCATCGCCATTAACGTCGATCTGGATATAGCACTCGTAGACCTCAACGACCTGCATCGTGTAGTCAAGGCTGATGTTCTCGTCAGGCTGCTCACCCTGAGAAAACCTAGCTACTCGTTCAGGAGTGTACTGAAGGTCATCATAGCTAGGCAAACCTTCCACAATGTCCTTATCGAAACCCATAGCCGTTAGCTCTGATCTCGTCATCAAACGACGGTGAGCTACAAACGGGCTATCCTCAATGGTTCGTGCAGACTTGCTAATCAGGAATTCTTCCGGCGGTACGTTCTCAATCTTTACACAGCCGTACTTCTTAACCGTCTTGACCTTGACCGTGTACATAGGAATCTGAATAGGCATCCCCATCATATCCACGCCACCATCAAGCATCTCAACCTTCTGGCTCGTTACCTCAATACTCGGATCACTCAAGAGCAGAGCTAACTCGTCCTCAGTCAGGTTCTTGTAAGTTTCCTTGTTGACATCTTCCTTAGCTTCCCAATACGCCTTGACTACGCCAACCTTCTGCATCAGCGCATCTTTGAACCAATTGTGCAGGATGATTAGACCGTCATTCTCACGGTAAAAGACCCAGTTACAGTAGTCTGTAGCCTGTCGTGATGACTCCTCATCGTCTGGAGTCTGAGGCTCAAAGGAGACAATATCCTCGGTAGTCGTAAAGACTCGGATAAGCTGTGGCAATGCTCCGTCAATAGCTTCTGCTACCTCGCCGGTAACAATCTGGCTACGACCTTCTACCTCGTTGCCATAGGGATAACGCAGGTAATACTCTAGTGCCTTAGCACGTTGGTCGGTAGTCTCGGTATCGACATAGCCAATCGCATTGTCGATTTCATTCTCAAGAATACTCTTGATCTGCCCTTCGTCCATCTTCATAGCAAACCCCTAAGTTTTGCTCATTATACAATCCATTTAGTCGAAATTGGCAACGATGTCTGCCATGAAGTATCTGTCTCGTCAAGACCAATCGCTAGGTATCTAAAAGCGTCTGAGTAATGGCTAGACCAGTCATGCAAAGGCTTCTCGTAGAATATCTGTCTACGCTCATCATGCTCTCGACGGTAGTTCCGTAGCGCATCTAGTCCGTTCTTTGTTCTCGGATTGAACCAGCATCTAGGCAACATACGTCGCACAGCCTGTATCCCGTCGGCAACGCTAAGTCTCGGAGCGACTGTGATGCTAAGTCCAGCTTCCTCCAGCACTTCCTTACGACTCTTGCCTGTTCCGAGTTCTCTAACCTGTACGTCATGGGGCAGGATTTGGTCAAACTTCCCATAGTCGTTATCCTTCAACCAACCGACATACCAGTCCAGTCCTACCCCGTGATTCTCTACGCAGTCGATAAGTCGGACTTCCTTCCCTGCCAACTGAGCAACCCATATTGCAGTCGAATCACCCATGCCCAAATCCCAAGCAACGAAGCTACGACACAGACCGTCAGTAGGAAAGTCGCTAATACGACCATCCCTTTCAAGATCGTTAATAATCTTGCCATAGTAGCTACCCTCCAAAGGACTTGAGAAGCTGCACTCGAACTCTTGGTTATACCGATCTTCCCCCATCTCTCGATAGGCGGCTTTGAGTTCTGAGTCAATGACAACTCCGGTCTGACTAGCTTTGAACTCTAGGTACTTCCAACCTTCCTCGGTCTTAGCTCTCTCGGCTAGTTCATAGAAATGGTTATTACCTTTAGGAGTCCCAATGAACACGCAGAACCCGCCACGATCGACCAAACTAGGTCTGATGATTTCGTTCCATATTCTCGGATTCTGATCGCCAACTTCGTCGATAACCACGCCATCGAAATACTGACCACGCAAGCTGTCAGGATTGTCAGACCCGTAAAGACTAATCCTACGCCCATAAAAATCAGCACGAAGCTCAGAGACATTGTAGGTAGCTCCTAGTGGTCTAGTGTATTTCTGTAAATAGTCCCATGCTACTCTCTTAGCCTGCCCATATGTGGGACATAGATACCCGAACCTTGGGTCTGGCTTGTCGCACTCGATAGCGGACTTGATAAGCTGGTTGATTGCACTAACAGTCTTTCCCATACGACGATGGGCAACCACCACAGTAAAACGATGCTGCTCAATGGCATCATGTATCTCTAGCTGCTGCTCTCTAGGTAGGTAGTCGATTACGATCTCTGTCATGCAGTCTTTTGATACCCGCAGTTTAGACACTTGCTATTGACCAGAAATGCGCTGCACATAGGGCAGTTAGTCGGCTTGTAACTCATTTCTTCCCCCATCTAATGACCATCTCTTGAGGCTCACCATCCATCCCTGTGACTTCTGTTCTCGCTAGGTCAGGAATAGTCTTTCTCAGCAGAATATCAGCCGCTTTGATCTGGCTTGAACTCATGTCCACTTCGCCATTAACGTGCTTAACTAGCCTGTCCAAGATGACTCCTGCCTGTATTCTGGCTTTCCATTCATCTGTTAGCTTAGTCTTTCTGATTCTCGCTGCCATAAGTTTCTGTTTCGTAACGGTTTTTCAGAGCATACTATATTGCAATACCTTCCGGTGTCTTGCTTAGTTTCTATTTACCATAACAAATGACAAACCCACGTTCACCATTAACCACATAAGATTTGAAACCAGCCTTACGCAAATCATTTGGCATATTTCGCTTGGCAATGACTTCAGCTTGCTTAAAAGAAACAATTACCCCATTTGGGCAATCTAATGTTTCACTTCCGCAAATCTTTCTTTTGTTTCTTGTCATCTTGAGCAATTAAGCCTACAGGAATAACTCCAGCCAAAATATCTTTTGAATCTTTCTTTTGTGGGTCAAACTGAGCAAACTTAGACCTTATGTTCTGTGATGGAACAATGTAGCTGATTGAACCCGGAGCTTCCACATCATTAACGTAAGGAATTGAATCGTATTTCTTCCAAATGTTTTCTGCAAGCAACTTATTTTGTTCAGGATATGGCAAGCTGTAAACATCTACGTTTTTCTTTTGTCCTATCTCATCAAGCATTTGCCTGAGTTTGAAACTTAGTTTTTCCTCTGGATAAGGCTTT